GTGAGCGCTTAGAGGTCAATGTGACCCACCGCACTATCGACCAGATTGACAACGAGCTTGAGAGCTTGCTCGAGAAGTACATGGGACCCGTTCAACTTGTAGAGACTCAGACTGAGAAAGAGTTAGAAAGTCTGCTGCACTTGGATGATGAGGACCTAGGGTTTGCTACTAAAGAGCAGAAAGACGGGGTAAGCGATGCTCAACCCTGAGCGCTTAGAACAGATCAAAGCTAACAAACATCTCCTACCGCCTGAGATTAGGGCTAAGTTAGGTGAGCTAATTGCTGCGCGTGAAGAGCTGACGGTTACTGCACAGGCTCGAGATAGTTTCATGACGTACACAAACTACGTCTGGCCTAACTTTATTCATGGTGCGCACCACAAGAAGATGGCTGCTGCGTTTGAGAGGGTGGCTCGCGGTGAGTGTAAGCGGCTAATTATTAACATGCCGCCTCGCCATACGAAGTCTGAGTTTGCGTCTTACCTACTACCGGCTTGGTTCCTAGGTAAATTCCCAGATAAGAAAGTCATTCAGACTAGCCACACGGCTGAACTGGCAGTGGGTTTTGGTCGAAAAGTGCGTAACTTGGTAGACAGCGATGTTTATAAAGACATTTTTCCCGACGTGGCCCTACAAAGCGATTCTAAAGCTGCGGGTCGCTGGGCGACGAACAAGGGTGGAGACTATTTTGCTATTGGTGTGGGTGGCGCTGTTACAGGTAAGGGCGCTGATTTGCTCATTATTGACGACCCACACTCAGAACAAGAGGCAACCATAGCGGAAACGAGTCCAGAGGTGTACGACAAGACCCACGAATGGTACACATCAGGCCCTCGTCAACGTCTGCAGCCGGGTGGGGCTATCGTTATTGTGATGACACGCTGGTCAAAGAAGGACTTAACGGGTCAGGTACTCAAGTCAGCAGCCCAGAGAAGCGGTGAGGAGTGGGAAGTAATTGAATTTCCAGCACTTTTACCCTCTGGACGCCCACTTTGGCCTGAGTTTTGGTCATTAAAAGAGCTAGAAGCGCTTAAATCCGAACTTCCGAACGGGAAGTGGATGGCGCAATACATGCAGCAGCCCACAAGTGACGTCTCTGCGATCATAAAGCGGGAATGGTGGAAGATTTGGGAGTATGAGGACCCTCCATACTGCGAGTTTTTGATTCAATCATGGGATACGGCGTTCTTAAAGACGGAGCGTAGTGACTACTCAGCCTGCACGACGTGGGGTGTGTTCTACCAGCCCGACGATACGGGGACAAACCAAGCGAATATCATCCTGCTCAATGCGTTTAAGCAGCGTATGGAGTTCCCGGAGTTAAAGAAACGAGCGTTTGAAGAATATAAAGAGTGGGACCCAGATGCGCTGATTATTGAGGCTAAAGCGTCGGGTGCGCCGCTGGTATTTGAGCTGCGAGCTATGGGTATACCTGTGCAGGAGTACGTGCCCAGTCGTGGTAACGATAAAATTGCCAGATTAAACTCAGTTGCTGATATATTTGCATCGGGACACGTTTGGGTGCCTAATACTCATTGGGCGGAAGAATTGGTTGAAGAGGTCGCGTCGTTTCCTTCAGGTGAGCATGATGACTTGGTGGACTCGACCTCACAGGCATTGATGCGTTTTCGTAGGGGTGGGTTCATCCGGTTAGCTAGCGATGAGCCAGAAGAGATTCGTGAGTTTCGTCGCAGAAAAGCTGCGTACTATTAAGGACATATTATGGCTATTGAAAAAAGTTTGGCGCAAGCACCGGGTGGGCTGGGTAGTTTGATGCAGGAAGGCCCGGAGCTGGAGATCGAGATTGAGAATCCCGAGGCTGTGCGTATTGGCGTGGACGGCGAGCCGCTGCTAGAGATAGAGATCGGTGAAGACGAGGACGAGTTTAACGCTAACCTCGCTGAAGAGATAAGCGAGACTGAGTTGCAGAGTTTGGCAAGCGAACTGACGAGTGACTATGATGATGACATCGCTAGTCGCAAAGATTGGATGCAAACATACGTCGATGGTCTTGAGTTGCTGGGTCTGAAGATTGAAGAAAGAACTGAGCCTTGGCCCGGCGCATGCGGTGTGTACCACCCGCTGCTTGCAGAAGCACTCGTAAAATTCCAAGCAGAAACTATGATGGCGACATTTCCTGCCGCTGGTCCTGTGAAGACACAGATTATTGGTAAAGAGACGCCAGCTAAGAAAGAAGCCGCGACGCGTGTCCAAGAAGATATGAACTACCAACTCATGGACGTGATGAAAGAGTATCGTCCTGAGCATGAGCGCATGTTATGGGGCTTGGGCCTTGCAGGTAATGCGTTTAAGAAGGTGTACTACGACCCGAGTATTGAGCGTCAAGTATCTCTGTTTGTGCCTGCCGAAGATATCGTGGTGCCATACGGCGCGTCTAACATTGAGTCTGCAGAGCGTGTGACACACGTCATGCGTAAGACTGAGAATGAACTTCGTAAATTGCAGGTAGCAGGGTTCTACCGAGACGTTGATTTGGGTGAACCGGACAATGTGTTAGACGAAGTTGAGAAGAAGATTGCCGAGAAGTTAGGGTTCCGTGCGACTAGTGATGCGCGATACAAGCTACTTGAAATGCAGGTTAACCTTGATCTAAAGGGATACGAGCATGAAGAAGAGGGCGAGTCTACAGGAATTGCGCTACCTTACATCGTTACAATCGAAAAGGGAAGCAACACAATCCTCGCCATTCGACGCAACTGGGAACCAGACGATGACACATACCAGAAGCGACAGCATCTCGTTCACTACGGCTATGTTCCTGGTTTTGGCTTCTACTATTTCGGGCTTATTCATCTTGTTGGTGCTTTTGCTAAGTCTGGCACTTCTCTTATACGTCAGCTTGTTGATGCTGGTACCTTATCTAATTTACCGGGCGGTTTTAAGACTCGTGGTATGCGTATCAAGGGCGATGACACGCCGATAGCGCCGGGTGAATTCCGTGACGCAGATGTACCAAGTGGTGTACTGAAAGACAACCTGATGACCCTGCCATACAAGGAACCTTCACAGGTTCTGTTGGGGCTAATGAATCAGATTATCGAAGAAGGTCGTCGCTTTGCTAACACTGCTGATCTACAGATCAGTGATATGTCGTCACAGGCTCCTGTAGGTACAACACTTGCAATCTTAGAGCGTACGTTAAAAGTGATGAGCGCAGTTCAAGCGCGTATTCACTACTCTATGAAGCAAGAGCTTGGCTTACTGAAAAAGATCATCGCTGACTACACACCTGATGACTATAGCTACGAGCCAGATGAAGGTAGCCGCAAGGCTAAGCGTGGTGACTACTCTAATGTAGATGTGATTCCTGTTAGCGATCCAAACGCCAGCACAATGGCGCAGAAGATTGTTCAGTATCAAGCTGTGTTGCAGTTAGCTATGCAAGCGCCCCAGATGTACAACATGCCTCTACTACATCGTCAGATGTTAGATGTGTTGGGTATTAAAGACGCTAGTAAGTTAATTCCAATGGAAGACGATCACAAGCCTATGGATCCGGTTACAGAAAACCAGAACGTGCTGATGATGAAACCCGTCAAAGCATTTGCATACCAAGATCATCAGGCGCATATCACGGTACACATGTCTGCTATGCAGGATCCGAAGATTATGGCTCTCTTACAAAACAACCCGATGGCTCAGCAGTTGCAATCTGCAATGATGGCACATATCAACGAGCATCTTGGGTTTGAGTATCGCAAGCAGATCGAGATGCAGTTGGGTATGAGCTTGCCACCACAGAAGGATGAGGCTGGTGAACCTATTGAAATGAATCCTGAAGTCGAAGCGCGTCTTGCTCCTATGTTAGCGATGGCTGCACAACGTCTATTGCAAAACAACCAAGCTGAAGCTGCACAACAGCAAGCTCAGGCTCAAGCGCAAGACCCGATGGTTCAGATGCAACAAGCCGAACTGCAAATTAAGTCAGGCGAACTTGAGCGCAAGAAGCAGAAAGACCAGATAGATGCGCAACTCAAACAAGCTCAACTGCAGATTGATAAAGAGCGTGTAGATAACCAAGCGCAAGCTGACGGTCTTCGTATTGGAGCCAAGTCTACTTACGATAAAGAGAAGTTAAACGCCGATCAAATGGCACTAGGTTTAAAGATTGGCCTCGATGCAGAGAAAGCCAAGATGCAATCACAACAGCGTAATCAACAACCGACAAAAGGTGAGTAATGAACGCATTTGAAGTTATCGTCAAAGAGATTGACGAAAAAGTACAACAACTCGGAGAGTATGTAAGTAGCGGCAACGCTACTTCATTCGAAGAGTACAAAAGACTGTGTGGTGAGATTAGAGGTCTTCTCATTGCACGGGGATATACCCTAGACCTCAAAAACCGCATGGAGAACTCTGATGAGTGAAATCCTTATCGGCTCAAACCCCGATAACCCGCAAGTAGTAGGTATGTATCGCTCCGAGGCCACCCCCGAAGAGAAAGCAAGTCAGTTACCCCGTCCCTCTGGCTATCACATCCTGTGTGCTATCCCTGAGATTGAGAAAGAGTATGACAGCGGTATTGTTAAAGCCGACGAGACCATCCGTGTTGAAGAGGTACTAACTACTGTTTTGTTTGTAGTTGATCTTGGCCCGGATTGTTACAAAGACCCAAATAAATTCCCATCAGGTCCTTGGTGCAAGAAAGGTGACTTTGTGTTGGTTAGACCCAACGCTGGTTCAAGACTTGTCATTCACGGTCGTGAGTTCCGCATGATTAACGATGATACGGTCGAGGGTGTCGTAGATGACCCACGCGGTATCAAGCGCAAATAAGGAGTAGATATGGATAAGGACGAATTTAAGTTTCCCGATGAGATTGAAGATAAGGGTAAACCCTTAGCTGAAGGTGGTAACGTCGAGGAACAGTTTGAGTTTGAAGTTGAGGACGACACTCCTGCGGAAGACCGAAATAAGGAGCCAATGCCAAAAGAAATTGTTGAGGAGCTAGAGCAAGACGAGTTGGAAGACTATTCTGACAAAGTTAAGCTGCGCCTCAAGCAGATGAAGAAGGTATGGCACGATGAGCGTCGTGCGAAAGAAGCCGCTTACCGTGAACAGCAAGAAGCCGTAACGCTTGCAAGACGGGTAATGGATGAGAACGAACGCCTAAAGAAACAGTACACAGCGGGTGAAAAGGAATACGCTGAAACTGTTAAGGGCGCTGCAGAGATGCAGCTCGAGATGGCTAAGAAGGCATACAAGGAAGCTTATGATTCCGGTGATGCTGACCAGATCGTAGATGCTCAGCAAGCGATGCAAGAGGCCAACATTCGGCTCATGCAGGCAAAGAATTTTAGACCTAATACTGTACAAGAACGAGAAATTCCTGTACAAAGTCAACAAGAACAGATTCAACAGGCTCCCCAGCCTGATCGTAGAGCGATGGCGTGGCAAGAGCGCAATCCTTGGTTCGGTCAAGATGAGGAGATGACTGCTTCAGCACTTGGGCTTCACGAAAAGTTAAAGCGCAATGGCGTCCCAGTTGGGTCTGATGATTATTATGCGACATTGGACAAAACAATTCGCAAGCGGTTTTCGGAGTACTTTGACGACTCTGAACCAGAAACGAAGGTGGAAACGCCCCGTACAAAACCAAGCACGGTCGTAGCGCCTGCAACTCGTAGCACCGCCCCCAAAAAGGTGAAGCTCAAGCAGTCGCAGATGGATACCATCAAAAAACTTGGTATCACCCCTGAACAATACGTCCGTGAATTTATGAAATTGGAGAACGCAAATGGCTGAAAACCGTTTATCTCGTGAGCTTGAAACTCGTGCAACCCAACAGCGCCCTAAGCAGTGGGCACCGGCGGAATTGCTCCCAGAGCCAGACAAACAGGCTGGGTTTG